CAAGAGTAGGACAGTTAGTAGACACATAGATGTCAATACCGTACAACTCACCGATCTTACCGTTGACAACACCTTGGCCATTAACGAAGTCACTAGATACGTAACGATCAATGCCCATAATTGAGTTTCGCATTGAAGGTGGAATCACTAGGAAGCGTCCGTCCATTGGGGCGTCTGCATCGTCAAGCTTCTGAACCATGTCACGTAGGAAGCTATCAGCAAATACGTCAGCAGGAACAACAGTGTTGTCTGCGAAAGTAGTAGTGCCTGTGCTAGCATCGTTGTAGAAGGTAGCTGAAGTTACCCAGTTGGAACCGTCACCATCACCGAACTTCTTGCCCAAGGTAAATAGATCATCGTCTACTTGCTTACCTAGTGCGTAGCCTGCATCACCAGTATAGAACTGACGTAAGGAAGCTAGAGCTTGTACGTTGGTAATATCTTCGATCATACGTGAGTATTCAAAGTGCTTGTCAATAGTAACTAGTACTTCTGACTCAGTAGCATTCTGGATAGTTACAGCTGTGTTCTCTGCCTTAGCAGAAGCAACGCCACGGGTAGGCTTAGGGATATGAATCGTATCACCCTTCTTACCTTGCATTGCAATTTTCTTAGTTAGTGGTGCAAGTACAAGGGATTTCTCATACGCTGCAATTACTTCGTCAGACCAAATTTCGGGGATGAAAGTTGCTGCTGAAGTGTTATCTACAATACCACCTGTGGCGGGATATACTGAAGTAGCCATTTTTAATTTCTCTCTATAGTAAGGTTATTTGACCCGTTTCTCTGCGTATGCCTTTTGGATATCGTCTGAGAGTGCTAAGTAGCGTTCTGGGTCGGTTTTCATTAGTTTAATAATATCAGCTCGTCTATAGATCTTTTTGGAAGTACTGGAGTCTGGATTACCACGAGTGTAACCATTAGACCCATCACGGACAGCTTTCTGTCTTCCCTCTTTCTCCGCCTGAATTGTTTGATTGATAGCGCCACTACGATCCTTCCATAATGAAAAGAGTTCGTGTGCTGCTTCCGTATCAAAGTGCTGATCAGCCGCTACAAACATCCGAGTCCTAATTTTAGAGGCTTGAATCCATTCAGCAAACTTAGGATCATTTACGATCTCTTCGATGTCTGGATGTTCTTCTTTTAGAATAGCCATTGAGGTTTGCTGTTGATAAGCTCTCGATGATTCTTCTGCCGCCTTAACTGAAGGGTGGTTGTCTATTGCACGACTCATTGCTTTCTCAGGGTCAGAATAGAAATCTATATCGTCATCTGTGTCAGTGGTGGCCTTAGTAGGCTCCTGTGACTGGAGTTGTGTGTTGATGTAACTATCGACTACACTGCGTAAGTCACCTACTTCTGAGCTCTGACGACCTAGGAGCTTCTCAGCCTCTTGGTGCATCCTAACTACATCTTCAAGTGATTTACCACTGTACTTATCTGGGACCGCCTCAGGCTCTTGTGCTGGCTCAGGGTTAGCCTGTGGGGCTTCCTGTGCTGCTTGTGATTCTGGAGACATGTCGTCTAAGCTATCAAAACGCTCGTTGTTCAAGTCCTCTTGTTCGAGGATAACTGCTGCCATATTAAACTCCGTACCTTAGTATTATGGAGAAAGTAAAAATGAAAGCTCCTAGTAATCAGGGTTAGCTTTCTCTGCTTTAGCTCTACCACGTTCATGATCCTTAGCCCACTTAATAGTGGCACCAGCAAAGTCGCCAGAGAATGGATCTAACAAAGAACGAGGAGAGGAAAGTTGTCTGGTTGCGAGGGCATCACACGTTTTACACTTAATAGTGTCTGGTGAACCCTTAACCATATGCTCATTAACGTGCCCTAAGGCACACTTGTAATCGAAGTATTTAAACATCTGCGTAATCAGCCTCAATAGGATCTTCAGTTCTCTGAGATTCTTCTTGGCCTATACGTGTTGTTTCTTCTAGGTTCAGTAGAGTACCCATGATGTTAAGTTGGCCCTTACGAAAGTAGAGGTCTTTGTCATCTTTGGTGTGTTCTACCGAGTTAATGATAGGGATATTTGAGCTGAGATCTTTAACGATAGTCTTCCAACCATTCGTTCGGAATAGTTCGTTCATATCTCTAAAGTAGAGCTCTAATTCATTATCTGTCATTTATACTACCTATTATAACATATATTAGTTGGAAAGTCAATGTTTTTCTTTACTTTTACTAGAAACTGTGCTAGGAGACTCTAATGCTGCCACCTGCGCCTCTAGAGCTGTTATCTGCTTCAAAAGCCTGCTGTAGCTGCTGTTGATCTGCTCCACTACTTGACTGAGTTCGCGCTGGGATACCATTCTGCTGTGCTCCTTGTTTCATTTGGAAGTTCATTTCCATTGCTTTGTCCTTGAGCATACGATCAGCTACCTGAAGTCTGCGCTCGAACTCTTTATCATCATTTTCACCGTCTTTAAGGTTAGTAGTGATGGCCTTGATACGATCTATCTCCATTTCTAGAGGTATTACCTTAGCTTCCATAGCTAACTTCTCTGCTCGTGCTTGTGATTCAGCGGCTTGAGCCTCTAGAGCAGCAGTTTGTGAAGCTTGGAATGCTAATTCAGCTTGCCTTGTCTCTTCTTGAGCCTTTTGAGCTTCAGGAGAAGGTTGTGCAGCCTGATCAATGAGTCCAATCAACTCTTCACGGTTACTTACGTTCATGTTGTCTACGATAGACTTAAGCATGATAGGGTAATAAGGAGTATCTTTGCCCATTGTCTGCAATAACTGCACCAATTGGCTTACTTCGTACTCTCGTGCCACTATGCCTAACGTAGACGTAGCATTGAACTTGTAGTCCGACACAGGGTAGAGCTCAGGCTCGTACTGCATATAACGCCAAGCAGCCTTAGATACAAAAGGTATCAAGAAGGACTCTTGGAAGTTAATCAAGGTGCGCTTATGTCGCTTGATGATGGCACCTAGAGACATCGAAATGCCTGCAGCAGTAGCTTCTCCATTGATTTGACCACCAACACCAGAAGAATCTACGGCACCTGTACTCTGCTGTACCATAGATTGTAGTGCTGAAGCCTGAGCAAACGTAATCTGACTAACATTACCAAAGTTGAATGGGTTAATAATCTCCCTTGGGTCTCCGTTAGTCAACAATAACTTACCAGCACGAATCTCTGGCTTTGTGCCGCGTGGGATGCGTGTGGCGTCCATAGCAAGCATAGGGTGTACTGTCAACGCTAGTGCATCAATACGTGCGCGTAGCTCTGCATCTAAAGCTTTCTGACTGTTGTAGCCCTTCTCACATACTCCACGGCCCCAGAAGCGGCTAGGAACAACATCCCAAGGGAATGCAACAATAGGACGGTCCTTCATCATGTATTGGCTAGGTTCAGCCTTAAGGATGTGACCTTCGTTAGCAATGATGACACAAGCTTCAATGTAATAGCTTTCTTTGTCTTCTTCGTCTAGCTCATAGTCTAGCTCTTGCTCAAGTAGGTGACGAGGCACAAGGCCGTAGTACTTAGTTAAGCGTGTCTTATCATCCTGATGTACAGTTAAGTCTTTATCAGCTTCCAACTGGAAGTCTTCTGAAGCAGAACCAATGTACGTGTCACGGTAGATACCTTGCTCTTGCAATTGTTCTACTAAGTGAGTACCAACGAATTCATCTACAGCACAGCCTAACGCTTCTTCAATGTTAGTGGCTGTAGGGTCAATACGGAAGTTCTGAGGTAGGATAGGACGTAGGCGTACAATGGTACGTTTGGATACGTTGACACCAACAGCTTCCATAGCTCCATCCATAACGGACTCGGTCATGGGTCGCATCTCGTTGATCTCTTCTAGGACCACTTCACCGATGCCGTTACCGAAGACAGCAGAGTTGATTAAGCATTCTGACACATCTCTACGTATCTTAGCTGTGTTGAAGTCCTCATGGAGTTTGTTACGTAAGAACTGAATGTCCTCAGTTTCATCGTCACCCATGTTATCTTTAATGTCAAAGTACTTACCACGACCGAAGGTGGCCTCTTCAATCTCAGCTACGTTAGACTCTACGGCCTGTTGTAATGCTGGAGCAATGATCTGGCTACGTTCAGCAGCACGAGTCTTGTCTGCAGCACTCCAGATGCCACGCCAGAGGCGATAGTATTCCTCATGCTTCTTAGCGTAGTTGTTCTCGTAATAGTCGCCCCAGTCATTGACCTTGGTCATTACCCATGACTCTAGGCTCTGCTCAATGATCATAGGTTCGGTTGATTCGTTGTTATCGTCTAAGTACATTTTCATTTGTTAGTATCCACTAATTGAGTCGATGGTGATAAAGTCATCGTATTCTTCAAAGTTACCAGCGTAGGTTACTTTAGCGAGTTGGTCTATATAGGCTAGGGAGTCTATTAAGTCATCATGGGTTAAGGGGTCTGGGAACTGGAATAGTTCATCTAAGAAGCGTGAGTGCCAATCCTTCTTCTTCTTGTTAAGCGTTATACGCCCATGTTCAAAGCGACCCTGTAGGGCCCACATGATTCTGTCAGTCTTCTTCTGGTTACCGTGGGTAAGCTCCTCTACTCTAAAGTAAGTGTTCTGACGTTTCATTCTGTCCATGAGTGGTGACATTACAGCCTGCTTAGAGATACCCTTCTCTATGCCTATGGACAATGGTTTATATGTTTTGACAACATCAAAGATCTTATTAGCAGTCTCGTCTAGAGTCCATCGACCATAGATAACATCCTCAATAAACCATCCTGATTCATCAACGAATACTACAGAGATTGCTGAGTTGTCTAAGCGTGAGGTGTTACCCTTCTTCTTACTGACATCTTGGAAACCAGCTAAGTCAATTGCTATATAGTAGTCTCCATCACCCTTAGGCTTCTCACCAAAGTTTAACCACTCTTCCTTAAACATCTCAGAGCCTTGGTTCTTGAAGGAAGCCATGAACTCTTGTTGGAATGCGTGGGTAGACATACTCTTCTTAGCCATGTCTAGCTCTTCTGGGTCTAATGTTTCATTGTCGTAACTGGTGAAGTGATAGGAAGTGAAGGTAGGATCATCCTCAGTGAGCTCAGCATACTTGTAGAGGTCATAGAAGTGGTTACGACCCTTGGGTGTACCTATGAATAGACAGCCACCCTTTTGGTCAGCTAAGGCAGGTCGTAGGATCTCCTCGAACACCTCAGGCTTCATGTCGGCATATTCGTCAAGTACTAAGTAGTAGAGACTCACGCCTCGCATCGTGTCAGGTCTATCAGCTCCTTTGAGGCTTATGGTAGTACCGTTGATCAAGGTGATCTGCATGTTGTTAATGTGGGCTGACTTGATGACAGGGCCACCTAGCTCGACTAGGAGCTTCCACATGATGTCTCTTGCTTGTCCTTGTGTAGGGGCCACATAGAAGATGTGTGAGTTGGGTAGACTTGTCTCTAAGCCCTTAACTATTAACTTCCAAGCAGCTAGCCTAGACTTACCACAACGACGACCAGCAGCACAGACAATGAACCGTGTTGGGTCAATCCATACTTTCTTCTGCCACTCAAGGAGCTCTATCGTTAGATCTGAACTCATGTTTTCTCAAACCAGCCATTGCCTACCTTAAGCTCATGGCCTATCTGTAGAGCAGTTGGATCAGTTACTTCAGGGTTCAAGGTCTGTAGATCTTCTAAGGACATACCAGAATTCTTAGCTATCTGATACATACTGTCATTAGGTTGTACAACGTACATAGACTGTTGTTCCTGAGCCTCAGTGTCCAGAGCATTGACATCCGTAACTTCTTCCTCAACAGGCTCTGGGAGAGCACTCAAGGCACTTTGGACAGCTATTGAATACTTGTCTGCTTTAGTACCATTACCATCTTTCTTGACAACACCCGTAGTCATCCAATTACTGGCACCTAAGGCACCTTGGTTATGAGCGTAGCCTAGGATGGCAAGTTGTTGTGACTCAGTAAGACCAGTATAGGCTTCACCTTGGTAATGACCTAAGGCTCTGTGGTTAGCTGTCACTAGACCCTTCATTGCTTGTTCTTGCAGAGCAGGGTTATTACGGAAGGACTCACGTGAGGCAGTGTCGTGACCTATGGTGATGCCTAGTATGCGACCAGCCTCTGTCTTAGCTGCCTTACCTAGTTGATATTTACCATCATAGTGGTCACCTGAACCACCTTTGGCTGTGTAGCCACCTGAGCCTTGACTCTCAATCTTAGCTATCTCTGCTAGAAATGTGTCCCACTTGTTACCTTCAAACATCTGTGTACTCCCCATCAACGGTCTCGCCACCAGATATATCAGTAGAACCAACACCAGTAATATTAATTTGTATGCTGCTCTTGCCACCACCTTTGATCACCTCCTTCTCAAATGCTGCTACAGGAGCAACACGATCCATGACTAACTTCCATGCGCTAGCTTGGTTCTTATGATCATCGTTTAGTGCTGCATTGAATATAGCATCAAGTACTTTGGCTGACTTTGGTGAGGCCAACATACGTGCTTTGTATTCATTGATAATTGTAGCATCACCTTTGGGCCGACCAATAATACCTTTGGGCTTCTTTAGTGTTGACTTAGGTGGTCTACCTAGCCTCTTGGGAGTCTTAGGTGCTGTAGCAACCTTTATAGTTGACAAATCAATTACCTCTATTGCTTGAGATTGAGTCTTTGGTATCTTAAGTGTACTTAAGTGTCCTTTGCTTTATTCTTTAATTATTGATAAAAGTATTAACTAAAAGGTTGTTTAAAGCTACTTAAGTACTAGAGTACATTATAACATATTCAAAGCAATAAGTCAATACAATTCTCATGTTTCTCATGTACACTTAAGGCATCCTTTAACTACACATGTTAACTATTGTCACAACCACTCGTGTCGAGGGTCTCCCTGTGTTTTCTTTTGAATTCTTTTGTTGACTTATGTGCCTTGGGTACCACAAGAAAAGCAGAATGACTCTCTTTTGTGTGTCTGAGGGAGCATCCTTTTTAGCCAACCCATCACGGGCCCCCGTCCACCCTAGTTATCCACAGGTTATCCACAAGCTCAGAGTTATCCACAGGTTATCCACAGGATATGCACAGGTTATCCCCAAGCACCTGAGTTATACACAGGTTATGCACAGGCAGGCCAGAGTTATACACATGTGCACTTGAGAATCACCCAAGTGTAAGCCTAGGTGGCAGCCTGTGGATAACTATTGTGCTCTGTGTATAACTCTGGTCTAACTCTTGAGCACTTACCCACAATTGTGTATAACTATTGGTAATGCCCAGCAAGCCCCCAGAATGCCCGTGTAAGCTTAGCTTGTCATAACTGTCATGGTTGCATTGCCTATGATACGAACGCAGCACCAGTAACAATTGCACCACATTGGTGCACACTAGCACTACATTGGTGCGTGTCTCTAGGCCTTGCTATCGTTGACTATCAGCCATTTGACTAGGTTATGGGTCACAATACACGCACTATATTGGTGCATACTTGAGACATGTTAGGCCTGCCATTTGTAGGCTTATGGCTCTAACCCATTGATTAGCCTACGTTTGTCAAAGTTGGCATAGGTATTGCATTAGTTTCTGCATAAGCGAGGCATTTGGCAGCGCACTATATAGGTGGCACATTATGAGTACATTGTTTCTAGCACTATCCGTATTTACTGCAGCGTTTGCAGTGTTCCTAATTGTAGGCTTTGCAGATCACTGGTACCAAATGGTTGTACCTGCGCTGATCTTTGGGCCTATAGCTATTTCCCTACTAACCCAAACACTAGACACCTAACCAAACAATTAATTTACCATGGGGCCTTGTTGACAGGGTCCCAGAGTAAGCTAAACAACACAACAACTGGAGTTTGCAGATTATGATTACATTTGAAGAATACCAAGCGCAGCTGGATGCCTATGCCGCCACTCGCGCCTATTATAACTTTATAGGACCGCGCCAACGTGCCTATACCTATAACAACAAAACTGGAGCAAAAGTATTATGATTAAATTATCAAAAGCAGGCAAAATGCCTTGTCGGTCGTGGTCGCTTGAGGCGCTCATTACGTGCCCTGCAAGCCTTAATAAAGACGGCTCACTAGTGGACGCCTGCAAGGGTTGTTACGCCACCACGGGTAACTACAGGTTTCCTAACGTCAAAGCACCACGGGCCCACAATAAAGAAGATTGGCGTCGTAAAGATTGGGTGTCGGATATGGTCGCAGAGTTAGACAATGATCGTTATTTCCGATGGTTTGATTCAGGCGACATGTACGACTTAAGACTAGCCCGTAAAATGCTAGCAGTAATGGAACAAACGCCCCACTGCAATCATTGGTTACCTACACGTATGCACAAGTTTGCCAAGTTTGCCAAGGTAATAGCGGCAATGGACGCACTGAGCAACGTGGCGGTCCGATTGTCTAGTGATTCCGTTATGGGTCAGGTATTAGACACTCGCCTATTGAATAGCACTATAATACCGACACGCGAGGACGCAACGCCTGCAATGGTTGCTTGTGAGGCGTACACTAGAGAGGGCAAATGCAAGGATTGCAGAGCCTGTTGGTCTAAGGACGTAAAGACAATAGCATACGTGGCACATGGTAAAACGATGGCTAAAGTAATTCGATTAATTGATCTAAAAGAGGCAGCATAAAATGATAATAGTCAAAAAAGCATACGCAGCGCCAACGGCCTGCAACAACTCAACTAAAATTATA